CTTCTGAATAACCCGGAGACTGAACTGGCGTCTCCTCACTATAACTTGGATTTTGATTTGGAACAATCCTGCCGTATACCAAGACTTGGCCCACGGAACCGATTGCTGAAAGACCTGTAACAGGAACATCTGCCCCTGCACTAACAATTACATCGCCAACTTCACCAGTGCCTTCAACACCAGTTACTTCTACATCGGCGATAACTTCTACTGTGACAGAGCCAACTGCTCCTGTTGCTTCAATTCCAGTAACTGGAATGTTAGCATCAGCAGTTGTTTCAACTTGTCCCACATGACCGATCATTGTCTGTGGTGATTCTGGATAAACGTTTGCTGTCCCAGTGACTCTGACCCCACCCTCTGTTTCGTTGACGATGTCTGTAGAGCCGTTAGTACCGTCAAAGTGCAGAAGTGCCGTTGTGTCGCCGTCTACTGCGTAATTGGCAGTTGGCTCTGTAAAGGATGTGCCGCCATAACGGGCAACGGAAGACAGACGCAGTTCATCAATGTATCCATTGAAATCACCAAAGCCGTTCTTTCCAATAGCAAAGACGCCATCATCTGGGCGGTTTCCAGTAGAACTTGATGCCTCTAACACCCCATTGATGTAAAGCCTGTGAACACTCCCTTCTCTTTCAACAGAGATCATAGTCCAGACATTTGCAGAAATTCTGGTACTAGATAAGAAGAGTGTTGTTGACCCTGCAACAGTGCCTTGAACCTGATTACCGATCAAATACACATTAAGCAGAGAGCTTGTACCTGACTGCCATAGACCTTTGTAACCCGTAACACTTGTCGGACGAATCCACATATCTACTGTGAAATCACCGGAACTTAGATCAATGTTTTCGTCAGATGTTACAAAGTCATCTGTGCCATCAAGCAGTAGTGAAGAGGGACCAAACTTAGCTTGAGTTGTTGAAAGCTGGGCAGCACCATCTGCTGTAAATGCAGAACCGCCAGTTGGCGTTAGGGCATCAGCAGATACACCAGTGACCTCTACTGTTGCACCACCTACAACAGTAGCAGTGCCAACCTCACCCGTAGCCTCAACACCTGTTATATCTACATTTGCGTTTGCCTGTACAGTAACCGAGCCAACCGCCATCGTTGCCTCAAGGCCAGTAACTGGGACATTCGCATCACCAGAAACGGTTGCCGTACCAACGGCCCCCGTTCCCTCAACGCCTGTCGGAATTACGTTGGCCTCACCGATGACATTGGCAATAGTGCCAACTTCACCAGTCGCTTCCAATCCTATTGGGAATACATTCGCTTCTGCTACAACCGTAACAGAACCTACACTCGCTGTCGCCTCTAGCCCAGTTACAGGAACATTTGCCTCGGCAACTACTGTTACCGAGCCGACGCTACCTATAGCTTTGGGGAGGTCAGTCTGACCCCAAGGCATATCGCCCCAACCGAAGCGACTAAAGCCTCCGATTGGAACGATTATATCAGCCATTACGCAATCCGAATAATAGCGTTAGATGCGTCCGCTGTTGGGAAAACAACAGTAAAATCACCCGCAGTTGATGTCTTGTCTGAGCCAAAGTCCAGAACAACAACTGAATTTGTGCCTGCGGTGCTGTTGTAAATTAGCGCACCACGAGCAGTTATCGTTGCTGTTGAAAACGTTAAATCATTAAAGTCTGTGAACGCTGTGGTTCCAGATGAAGTTGGTTCAACGTTTGTCAAAGCACCACCACCAGCCGTGTATCCAGTGCCTGTTACTTCGTTTGTAGTGGTGTAATCTGTTGTTGATGCATCAAAAGATGCATTGTTGTCGTACAAAGCCAACTTAAAAGCACTGCCACCTGTCGCAGAAAAATTATGCGTAGCCGTCAGCAACTCTTTTTTAAAGCTAGTACACATGTAGTTACCTGAAAAGGCCATGTCACAGTCTCCTTATAAGTTCTGCAAGATCAAGGTGTCCTGCATCTTTGATTGCATTATATACCGTAGTTCTATCACTTTTTATAGCTTGGCGCATATAAAAAGCTAAAACGGTTACTATGTGCTTACGAAACGCCTTGGCTTGATCGCGGATGACCGGGTTGGCCTCGTCCGAAATAGAAATGATCTTGTCTGCCGCCATTTCGGCTGTTTCTTCAGGCGTAAAACCACGACCAGAGGTGGTTTTTACCTCTACCTGAAATTCTGGGTTAAGTTGTAAAGCTTCTACCTTCATTGTTTCGGCCTAATTACCTTTCCAGTTCTGTACTCATCGGTAACCTCTTTAGATTCGCCGAACATCTTCAGTCCAGTGATCGCTTCCGCAAAACGCTTCTCATATTGCGCCATTACGTCCTGCTCACCCTTCATATAGATATACGCTTCAATCAATGATCCGTACAGTAACGCTAACTCTGCATTTTCACTCAACCAAGTGGTGCCAGAACCCGATCCAGCGGTCAAACTAGCTGGTCTATAGAAATAATGCAGCTCTACAGCGTAACTTGAGTCCGGTGTCGGCCCCAAAACGAAGTTGTTGATGTCAAAAACAGCGTAATACCGCGGATTTCCCGTTGTAGTAGCGTCTGGATTGAAAGATTGGACGAAATCTACGTCTTTAAAGTCCAAAAACACGTGATCGCTGTCCGAATTAACGAAAGAAAGCGAATACGGGGCCAAAAAGTCGCTTGGACAGGCCAAATATTTGTTTGAAGCGGTCAAAGCACCGCTCACATTCTTCCGAAACAGGCTTAATTGCACATTTTTGAGGATGCGCTCCTCCGCTTGACGGATAAATAACGGCAAATTGTTCACAAAAGACGTTTCGTCGTTCTCCGTGTAGTCCTGAATGGCCTGTTTTAGTTCATCGTATGTAAAGCTCATGACGTACTCACCGTAACTTGCCCAACTTTACCAAATGCCTGTGGCGGACGAAGGTTTGGTGCCTCTACAAGAGGGACACCAACAAATACATCCAGCGGCTCAATACGGTCAGGTCTTGCATTCTCAAGAGCCTGCGGGTCTACAACCTTGCGAAACGGCCCAAGCTGCGGGTGTTTTGGCTCATACTCGTCGGGACCCACAAGCAAACCATTCCACTCGCGCTTCATCACCTTATATGGATAACGAAACCCAGAGCGGTCAGATATTGCCCACGAATCTTTTCCCGAAGCAAACTTAGCCATCTACCCCGTCCTATAATATTCGTATTTCGGAACAACGTTGAACGACGACCGGTCACGGTCTTCCGTTGCAGCGCGTTCGAACTCTTCTTCGTATACAGCTTTGAGCATTTGCACACGATTAGGTGCCCGCTTCAAAGCAATGTAGTAGGCCAAGCCCGCCGCCAAGCAGGGATAAAACCGAAACGGCATATCCATTGTGTCTGTGTAAACATCCGCGTCATCCATGCGGGTCAACGCGTCGTAAATCACAACATCGGTGGTGTTTTCAGGCGTAGGCCATATTTTTAAGTTTGGAGTGAGCTGACGATCCAAGAAAAACTGGTTTGGTCGGCCCTGTGTGGTTTTTGTCGGAATTGTAAGGTATTCATCGCGGCTCAAACGCTCCAACGAATAATCTGTGCCGTCACGACGCACAATAACCGACAGAACGTCGATTACATCTGTACCCAGATCGTATTCGCCGTCGCCAATCGCTAGTGTGACTGTGCGTTGTTTGATTGTCCATTGGTTCAAGCCGCGGTTAGCCCAATCTGCAAGCAACAGATTAAGCGAACGCTTTGCCGTCTTCAGATCGTATCCAGTACGAACCTCAAGACCACAACGCTCAAACGCTTCTTCGACGTACTCAGCGACGTCTAGCTCAAAATCTGTGCTTCCTGATGTAGCCATCTTACTTCTTCTTCACCATGCCGCCTTTGCGCATCTTTTTAACCATGCCGCCACCGCGCATTTTCTTTACCATACCGCCGCCACGCATCTTTTTGGCAGGCGCTTTCTTACGTGGTTTCATTGCCATCTTTCAATCTCCTATATAGACGTTCCCGCTTTTCATAGATTTCACGGGCGTTATACTGGCTATTATACGTGTCATAATAGCCTTTTTTA